ATATCATAGGTTGGAACCATGACATAATCGCCTTCAACATGACGCTCTGGAATATATCCGTGATTTGGGATAGTATAGGCCACGAAATCTTTTTCTGTACCAGGAGCAAGAAAATCTAATGGAAATTCTGGAGTAGCACTTTGAGCCAATACAATTGGTTCGAAAATGTTATCTAGAATATTACCGTTTAGAATACCCTGACGTAATGGTAATTCTAAGGCTTTTGCAAATTCAGAATTTGCGGCTAAAGCCTCCTCTTTATTCAGTGAACCAGATCGAACTAAGAGGTCAGTTAGTTCTGGATTTGGTTGAAATGACTTAGTATTAGCTGACATTTTTATTTCTCCGTTTCTTAATTACTGAATGTTTACTGAGACTTTAGCATAACCATCAGCATCCTTACCACTAAGGAATGTGCCGATTTTAACAGCGTTTGTTGATGTGGTGGAAACCGTGCCACTTGGACCAACATAAGCACTATCACCAGCTTCTGGACTACCATCAACAAGATCTGTAGTAACTTGACCCACTCTTAATAGTGTCACTTTACCACCAACTTGTACTTCATCCTTATGCCAGTTAATATGTTGTCTTGTTAGATCAAGATTAACTACATCATTAAGCAAAACGCCTGCTGGAACACTACCTGAAGCAGCTGCTGCGTATGCTACTACAGCGTTGGCATCATCCATCGATACTCCAACACCACTAGTAACAAAAGAAACTACACCGCCTCTTTCGGCAACCGTGTTCATGAAAAATGAAATATCTGTTAAATGTTCAATACGATCTGGTTTAAGAGCCATATTATTCTCCCTTATTTAATTTTTTACCTAGTCTAGCATAAACAAAATCTACTAATGCTGCGCGAGTATTTTCGACAGTATTATCTTCGCCGCCAACAGTTACAGTAGCGTCTGTTGGTTCTTCTACATTCTCAAGAGCTTCAGTTAAATCTGGTGTTTCAGCAACAGATTCTTCAGCTTTTGTATTTTTTTTCTTTTTCATTGTTAACATTTCTGTCATAGCAGCGAACGTTTCATCATTAACATTCTCAAATCTATCTAAAATACTATCAAGTTCATTAGCATCAAAACCATGCTCAACTAGAGAGGCTTTGCGCATCATTTTCTTTTCTTTTTTCATATAAACTGCTATTGATGTATTGGCTTCTTCAAGCTTAAGTTCTAGGTCACCAATCGAAGCCATCATTTTTTTCTTCTCTTCTTCCATATCTTTCATTTTTTTAGCAGCTTCTTCGTGTTCTAATACCAACACGTTTTTCTCGGTACTTAAAACAGAAAGTTGTTCTGCATGTGAGGTAGCAAGAGCTTCAAGTTGGGATTTTAGTTCAGCAATTGTAGTTTCAGCGGCTTGGGTTGCCTCGGCACAATCTGATACTACTACTTTGTTGTCTTCACTCATAATTTGATTCTCCGAATTAATATTAGACTGAGTTGTTATTACACCTGATTTTGAAATATCTTCATTTTTTGGTAAATTTATATTATTTTCCATAAACTTAAATGATTCTTTACTGAATATTATACTATCTGGATTTGCGGGCTTGTCTACATAGCCTTTACCACTAAATGTAATATTTCTTAAAACTCTACCAATTTTATAGTTATCATGTTCTCCTAATCCGCCATAAGCCCTAAGATGTTTACTTAAGTAAGCAGTGCTATTATTTCTTGTTAAGATTTTGTATTCGCCAGTACTTTTATTGGTTAAGCCATAATCAAAACCTTTAAAAAAGCATTCCATGCTAACGTATTTAGTGCCATTTTCAATTTCTTTAATTAATGATTGTGTTCTTTCTTGTAGTTCTGGCTTTGTATATGACTTATAAATAACGGCACCGGTAAGAATATGATATTTTTCTGGTAAATTTTCTATTGGAGTATTTTCATCAATTAGGATACCATCTTCTGTTATAGGATAATTAGAAACTATATGGCCAATAATAATTTCTTCATCGTGCTCAAGATTAGTTGGCTTATGTTCTGGACTATGTCTTGCCGCCCATACTTCATTTTTATCAAAAATATCATCATTTTTATTCCAGCTACTACTAACCAAAATAGACTGAGTATAGTACAAATCGCTGTCTTCGATAGATGCTAGGGCTTTAAAGGCTTTAGTTTTTAGCTCTTGATCACAAGGCTCTAATGCTGCTGCATATGAAATACTAGCTGATGCTTGTATCTTTTCTGCTATGCCATCGTCATATTCTTGTTGAAATAATTGCATATTTATACCTCTTTAATGATTATTCATACACCGATGCATAAAACGATGATTTAATTAATTTGATTTCTTCGTTTGTGAGTTGTTTATTTAGTTCATTACTAATATTTTTAATCCAATAATTTAAGCCATTAAGTTTATAAGTTATACTATCTGTATCAATACTAGAAATAGTTTTATTAATATAATTTTCGTCAATATTAATATTAGGTTGGGTATTTAATAAAATTTTAGTTTTAAGATTATCTAATTCAAATGATTCTTTAGCTGATAATTTTCTTAAATTATCTTTATTATAAAATTCCAACATTATAGGATTTAATATTTCACTAATTTTTTCTTGAGCATCATTTGCCCATACGGCTAATGAAGCTCCGGTTCTTGGAGAAAAGTCTCTTTCTTTTCTTTGCTGACTATCTTTACTGTTTTTGGGACGCCCTTGGCCAGATACTCCAACTGGACCTGGATTACCAGGAATTTTAGATGCTGGAGGAAATTCTGATTTCATTTGAATAGCGTTTTTTTCACCCCTCTTATTAGGTTCTAGTTCTAATCCCACTTGACTTGGAGTAGCAATACCGAGCTGTAAAGCAATCTTTTTAAGATTATTTTCAAAATTAGCATCATAATATGGGCCAGCCTTTTGCACCATTCTTTCTGAATCCCTATCTCTACTTTCTCTATTGAGTCTAAATTTTTCCATATTTGGATCTATACCAAATTTCATTTGAATTAATTCATCACTAATAATATTACGATCAGCGAGTTGTATTAATAATGCCTTCTCAGCATCTTCATTACTTAGATCCATTCTATCAAATTCTATTTTAGCAGGATATTTGAATCCCATAGATTTTTGCACTAGCTCTATTTCCTTTTCCCAAAAATTAACTAATACATCTCTGCCATACTGTAGTCTTTGTGTTAATGTTTTTAGACTAATAAAATTATTTGTAGTTCCAGCAGCCCCAAAAGTACCGGTAAGCGTTGGAGGAATACCTAATCCAGCGTATACGCTATTTAAATGTGGTATATATTTACCTTCTCCAAGAAATTGATGTACATTAGTATTGCTTTCTAATAATTCAATATCTGGACCCCAAACCAAATCCATGGTGCCACCACCAACATTATTACTTAATATTGCGGATAGTTTTGAAGCGGCAGCTTTTGTTGGGGCAATTTTATGTTCAAGACTACCAAGTTTAAAAATTCTAATGTTAGACACGGCACCGTCTAAAGCACACATATCAGCTAATTTTAATTTTTCAATAATAGTAATATCATCCATTATAGCATAAATCATAGGAAATGCCCAAATTTGCCAATCGTCTTTTTTATAATGATAAACAATTGTTTTATCTGGATTTAATAGATACGGTTTTCTAGTCTTAGCCGCTTCAATTATGTCAGTAGGTAATTGTTGAATAATTTCTTTTTCAGTATCATTTTTTGGATTATTAATAACTTTTCTGATATGAGATGGTAATATTACTCCATAAAATTTCTTATTCGAAAATGCCGACAAAGACCCGCCTATTACTTCCACATAAACTGGATCTATAAACGTATATCTCCATGGTATTTCTTTTTTAGCTAATTCAACATCACCAGCTTCTGGATCCATAATGTCGGCAGAAGCTGTTGCCCTATACATTTTATCTATAATTTTATTATTTAACTTGGCTGTTTGTCTATTAATTACAACATTACCAGTCCGATAAATATTATTTAAGAATCTTTCGCTTCTATCTTTTGCATTAATTTTTTTAAACCAAGCCTTAAAAAATCTTTCAATTCTTTTGTTTGGATGTACAATTCTAATACCTTGACTAGCAAAATCTCCCATAAGATCAATAACATTTTTAACTAAACCTACCCTTTGATAAATATCATCAGCAGATCTAATAATCTCTTTAACTTTATTTGGTACGGCTTCTTCTGGCCTAAAAGCATAATAGTCTTTTTTAGTTAATCCTGGCCTGCCGCTAACATTAGTGTCTAAATTAGAAAAATCTAATCTAGTTCTTCTTGCAGAAGATCTCTCTATACCATTAAATTCTGATAATGATAATGAAGATTCTTGTAGAGCTTTTTCTTTACTGCTTAAGTCTTCTCCCCATGTAACATAAGCATTTTCATTGGAAATTTGAGCATCGTGAATTGCATCGCTTTTGGGATATTTTTTAGCCATATTTTTTTAATATATTTGTAATTGTATTGTAATTGTATTAACTAATTATACACCAATATTATCTGTATATGCCGCCATATATACCTTCTTCATTAGCAGCAGATGTAAACCATTCTGGTCCTTTATAGAGTTGACCAGTTATTTTACCAACATCTTTAGTACTTCCACCAATTAAATTATACTCTGGACCAGATAAAGTCCTATTCATTTGTCTAGCTAACATATTGGCTATAACTAAAGCACTATATCTATCTTTTCTTAATCTACCCTTTTTGCCATTTGCCGTTTTAACTTCTGGAGTATCCCATCTGTCTCTAGAACCAGAAGCTCCGCTTGTATGAGTCATTACTATTGTAGTTAATTCATTTTTTAGTTCTTCGATTTCTAGAATACATTCGCTTAAACTATCGTATAAAGGATTAGTTAAATCTGTATTTAAAATATCTTTACCTTCCATTTCCAATGTTAGTCCAAGCGTAAGATTATCAAATCTTGGAAAGAGTAGTGCTTTATCCTCTAAATCTTTACGCAATCCATGATTGGCTTGAGCTGTCCATTCCGCTCTAGCAAATTGAACCAATTCTAATATGTGTAATCCTGGTTGTGTATCTGTATCTTTAGATTTATCAAAATCAATAATAGGCCAAATTAATTTTTCTCCATCAGACAGATTTTGTGGATCATGTAATGCTTCTTCAATAGCAACACCACCACCCTGTGCATCCATGCCGATTCTTATTGGAGGAAAATAATTCATTAAACTTCTAATTTTTCTTGCACAAAAACTATAAAAGTCATGCTCCTGTACTAGTCCTGTTTTTTGTCTTTCTTTAAAGTTAGATCGATTAGTAGTCCAACAATAAACGACTCTACTGTGGTCCTTATGTAGTTCTAAAATTACAATACTAAAATTATCTTGTTCTGATGCTGGGTCTACGCCATATACGTACTGTTTAGTACTATCTCCCTTAATTACTGGATCAAAAACAATTTTACCACTACTTGGCAGTATAATATTTTTGTCTTCACTTGTTACACAGCTTTCTATTAGGCTTCTTTTAAAGAAACCATCACTGTCAGCAGTAAAACATGCTGCATATTCCATATTATATATACCAGTATGTATAGTAGCTTTAGCTCTACTAACCTGTTTATCATCCATAAAACCCATCGGAATAAGTTCATATGGAATACGAATAATACTATAATCTTTCCAATTAAAACTATTTGGTATTTCTCCTTTAAATATTTCTTCTAATTTTCTGATATCTCCACGACTTTCTATAATAGCCTTATATCTTCTCCAATAACTAGCAAAATGTTTAAAAGCATAGTCTGCTGTGCCACTAATAATAGCTTGGTTACCCATTTTATATTCTAGTGTTTCTAATTCGTCATTCCATAAACCAGCATCCCTCATCGCTTTTTTCTTAGCTTCTTCTTTTACATTTTGAATAGGACTTGCACTTACGGCGGCGAAACCCGACACAACTGTTTCATAAATATCTGGACTAATAGAAGCAAATTCGTCCGCAATAATAATGTGTGCTCTTAAACCTCTAATTTTGCTACCATCACCCATTGGAATTGCTATTGCCCAACTTTCTCCTAGTCTCATGGTACATCTATCAACATCTCGTCTGGGTCCATCATCATTACCATTAAAAATACTTCTTAATATAGAGCTAGATCTCCAGATATTTTCCATGTATTCAAAAACTAATTTACTTTGTCTAAATGCAGCACCCACAATAACAATTTTTGTACCTGGAAAAAATATGCATTTTAATACTGAATATAAAGCCAAAAGAAAACTTTTACCCCAACCGCGACTAGCTATATACATTGGAAATGGTCTTATCCAAAATTCTTGTAAAATAGCAATTTGTATTGGGTGTAATTCTATTCCAAATAATAATTTTACAGTCATACCAAAATATTTTGGATTTCTCATTAATCTCAACAAATGAAGATCTGGATTTTCAATATCGCTTTTAACCCTATTAATCATTAGATTTTTAGGTATAATAATTTTTGATAAGTCGCCAAGATTTAGCCAGGCATCTTCAAAAACGTGTTTATTCTGGATTTTTTGATTCATATAATTTATGTACTCTCTTCATTATAGATAATGCTGTCTTTTCAGCCCATTCAGGATTACTGCAAAAAATAACATGTATATTATGATGCACAGAAAGTTCCGTAAGAAATTTTAATATAAATGCTGGACTAATTCTAATTTTTGACCAAGCTTTTTTAGGAACATCTGATCCTACTGGATAGTTCATCATTTGTTCATAATCGCATTCTATAAGAAGATATGCGTGTTTATATGTTTTCATCCTATCAATAACATCTTTAAATCTTGGTTCTGTTATATTATTAGCAATTTCTGCTATGCCATTTTTTCTTTCAATACATAATATGTTCTCTAAGCCCTCTATACTATAGTCACCAGTATCTAATTTACGATTAGCTTTGGCATGATATGGAAAATGCCAGGGGTGTTGCTCTCTAGTATCTATTATGATTGTAAAATTATCTTCTGTATTCATTTTTTACTCGCTATAATTCTCATGAATGTAGAAGCATAAGTTTCTTCTAATCCTTTAATCATATCATGATGATATTTACATAAAGTAATTCCATTATCTATTACAAATCTTAAACCAGGAAAATTAGCCCAGTTTTTAATATGATGTGCATTAAGTTTTTGTTTTTGATTACAATTTGGCCATTGACATTTAAAATTATCTCTTTGATAGACACTTTTACGCCATTGGATGTATTGAGGATCTTTAAAATTTCGAAACATAATATTATGCAGATGTAGGAATAGTAGTGGTAAGCAAGTCAAATTACTGCAATTTGATCTGTGGCCTAATTATTTATACCAATAAAATAATATTCGTATTTAATTTTTCTGACTGTAAATACTCCTTAAAAATAAATTTTATGTTGAATCTAAGAATCTAAAATCACACTTTCTGGTGTCAAGAATGGTCTATCAACAGTTTTGTCTGCAAATTCATGATATTGCTCTAATCCGTGAACTGATTTTTCAGTTGCCATCCTAATAATTTCCATTTCTCGACCCTCTTTTTCTCTAATTTCTTCGTCTTCTAACATGCGTATTAGACCAACCCAACTACTCTTACCATCTTCGATTCTTTTAATACGCTGTTCTCTGGTGGCCTTAAGATCTTTACTAATTTTTTGCTGTTCATTTAATAGTTTAGTATATTCATTAGTATAATTTGCAATGCTATTACGAGCAAAGCTTAACTGTGTTTCTAAATTAGTTAAGCGAGGTATATCTCTTTGATCTTCTGGTAGTGCATAAATTTTATCTACTTCTTTTTGTAATTTTTCCGTTTCTGAAATGTGTCTTTTGCGTTCTTTCATGCTGCGATTAATAAGAATATCAATAGTAATAAATTGTTTAATTTGCAGTTCTTCTGCTGGTAAAACATCTTCTCTAAATTGACGAATTAGATTAATCCATATGCTTTCAAAATATTCTAATTCACCACTATCATTATCAAATTGTTTTTTAATTTCTTGCCAAAATGTTTTGCTATGTAATTTATGCTTAAGATATGTTTCATCATTTAAAACTTCACTATCTTCTAGAAGTCTATTTTCTGTAATATATCTTTGTACCGGAGCTAAATTACGATTAATTTTATCGGCTATTTGCTGTATAGATAAAGTATTAATATTATCTCTAATAAATTTTTCTTCATCTAAACTAAGTTGGCCACGTTTTTTACTACTCATAAATCATCCATATTTATATTAAAATTGTGCAGAATATGTGAAATATGATCTCTTAATTTGATCAAATCTTGTTTATTTACTTTACTTCCACCCTTTAGTCTTAAATATGTTTCTCTATATTGAATTGATAGATTATTTTCTATTAAAGATAGAATCTCTACATCGGATAATAAATTTGTAAAATTTGTAGATATTTGTGAGGATGAATTATCGTTTTCAATATGCACCGGTTGCATTAGATTTTTTTTGATTTGATTACGGGTTTGCCATTGTGAATAAATATCGCAATCATTTTTATTTTTAAATTTAGCACACTGGTTATCTGATTTCAGATTTTTAGGATCATAAAAGGGACAGGTAACACAAACATTATCTGGGCGAAAATATTTGTCTCTTTTAAAATTAAATAAACGATTATGTACGTGGGTCCACAAGAAATTCTCTAGTGGGCGACTATTATCGTAATTTTCTAAACCTTCTAGAGCAAAAATAGCAGCTTGTTGTTTCATATCCTCTATATCATGATATCCAAATTTAAATTTATATATTAATTTTTTGCTAATAGTGTCTAGAACTTTTAAAAAATCTTCTTCTTTGATTTTTTTTCTTTTAAAAATATCATTCTTTTTTGGCATGTTCTTGATTATGTAATAATTCTTCTATTGGTAAATTTACTTGTTCACTCTCTAGATCTTGATGAATATTTAGATCCTCACTAGCAACTATCTTAAGTGTAGAATCTATAAAAATTGGACAATTATTGGAATTAGTCATTTTTCACCTTGCCTTATTTAAATTATGGCTTACAATATATTATAGTTACTTTTTACACTAAGCAAAGGATAATGGTGAAATTATGACCAAAACATATAAAAAATGGAACCAAACAGATATTCAGTTCATTCTAGATCATCAAGAAATGTTAGATAAAGATATTGCGACCAAATTAACAGAAATAACTGGTCAAACTGTTAGTCAAAGCATGGTACGCAGACAAAGACGCAAGAGTGGCATAGCTAAAAAACGAGGTCGCCCACGCAAAAATACCGAGGCCACAACTAATAATTAAGACATATTTTGATATTTTGGTCAAAGCTATCATTACATTAGTGGTAGCTTTGGCCATTTTATTTTATGAGTAGCATATTTATACAAATAGCTAGTTATAGAGATAGAGAATTATTACCCACACTAAGAGATATAGTTGATAAAAGTAGCAAAAATCATCAACTAACTTTTGGAATAGTGTGGCAAAAGGATCAAACCGAATCTATAGACGAATTTGCTCACCAATCAAATGTTAGAATTATTGATTGTGATTGGCAAAATAGTAAAGGTCTAGGGTGGGCCAGAAGCTTAACTCAAAGTTTATATGAGAATGAAGATTTTACTCTTCAGTTAGATAGTCATCATAGATTTGCTCAAAGTTGGGATGAAGAATTAATTAAGATGTATAATTCTTTATTACCCATATCTCAAAAACCACTACTAACATCATATGCCGCATCATATGATGCGAATACAAATATAATTTTAAATAATAAACCATGTAAAATACTACCAATAGACTTTAAGAGTAGTGGTACCATATGGTTTAATCCTGTGCAAATAACAAATGATGAAGAACTTAAGAGACCAATTAGAGCACGATTTGTTAGCGGTCATTATTTTTTTACTACTGGTTTACACTGTAAAGAATATATCTATGATCCAAACTTATATTTTGCAGGAGATGAGATAGCTTTAAGTGCTCGTTCTTTTACTATGGGTTATGATCTATATCATCCTAATATTAATTTGGTGTGGCATCATTATGGGAGAAATGATAGAATTAAACATTGGGGCGATCACAATAGTGCTCATAAAGAACAAGGAATCATAGATAAAACGTGGAATGAAAGAGATATTGAAAGTAAAAAAAGAATACGACAATTATTAGGTGAAGAAGACTATGGTATAGATCTTGGTATATATGGGTTGGGGAATCAAAGAACCATACAGGACTATGAAAAATATGGGGGATTTGATTTTAAAAATCGCAGAATACAGCAAAATGCTATTCATGGAGTAGAGCCACCAGTGAGTTATGATTCTGAAATAGAGTGGAACAATGGTTTTAGAAAAATAATACCAATCAAAATTAATCAATTTGATAAAGAAGTTTTTATTAAAAAAATAGATACAATTAGTTTGGTTAAACTAGATTTAATTAGTTTACATAGAAAAATTATTTATTCTCAAATGTGTGGATCTCATATTTTTAATAATGATAGTATTGATATACTATGTAATAGTGAACACACTCCAATGAAATATATAATCTATGGATTAGATAGTAATTTGAATGTAGTACATAAATATGAAAAAGATTTGAGACATTATATTCATTGGAACTGAGTGTCTAGATACTATATAATTATTTCAAATATAAAAGAAAACGGCCAATTGTTATAGAGGGTGCTTATTTTTTTTTCACCACCGCCGGTTTTTGGGGGTATCATCCCCCATTAGAGGGAAACGAAAAAACCCCCCTAACGTGGGGAAACAGCCTAGAATCGTTCAAGCAAAAATCATGCCAAAAATCGAGCGGTGAACTTTTCACCACACTATTTTTTCCGTTTGACAATGCCGATATAGAATGTATTCTTGGGGAAACGGAGCAAAAATCATGCAAACAAAAATGATTGAAAATCTCGTGGCG